TATATGAACAAGATAAAGTATCTGAAGATGTATATAATTATGCGTATAGGATTTTTAGAGAGAATAGACATAAATATGATGTTATTTTTTATACTGACCCAGCTGATGTTAAATTAATAAATGATGGAGTAAGATCGACTGATATAGATTTTCGTAACAGAATAATTGAAATTTATAATGAATTTAATATTGATTTTGACGCGAATGTAGTCAAAATAAGTGGATCAGTAAGTGAAAGATGGAATACAATTAATAAAATTTTAGAACTATGAGTGATACATTAGATAATAGCGCAATTAGCAAACACCTAGGTAAATCTAGTCAGTATAAATCTACATACGACCCTTCCCTTCTTGTAAGAGAGCCTAGAATTAACAATAGGAAACATCTAAATATAAAAGATGAAGAGCTTCCGTTCTTTGGATGCGATGTATGGAATGGATTTGAGGTGTCTGCATTGTTAGATTCAGGTCTCCCTACGGCCTTTGTCGCGAAAGTAGTATACCCTTGTGATAGTAAATACATTGTAGAGTCTAAATCTATGAAGCTTTATTGGAATAGCTTCAATATGGAAAAACTAGGTAAAGATATATGCGAAGTATATAGCAATATTAAGGAAAAAGTCTCTCAAGATCTCAGTGAATTACTAGAAACAGATGTTAAAGTGCAGTTGTTTAATCCTATCGAACTAGAATATGGAGATATGGATTTTCTAGATGAACACTCATCGTATGAGTGCTTAGAAGAGAGATTCAAAACATTAGACATAGAAGTATATTCTGAAACTCCTGATTTACTTAAAGATAATGACTTACAAGCAGGGAAGCCTTTTAAAGTATATTCAAGACTACTAAAGAGTAACTGCAGAGTTACTTCTCAACCCGATTGGGGAGATGTTTATATTTATATTAAAGGTCAATCTGTACCTACTTATGATAGTTTAATGAAATATATTATATCTTTTAGAGATGAATGTCATTTCCATGAAGAAATTTGTGAAACTATTTATAGTAGATTATGGGAACGTTATAATCCTACAGAATTATCTGTAGCTTGCTTATATGTAAGACGAGGTGGCTGGGATATTAATCCTCAGCGATGCTCTCATGAGTATTTAATTGAGAAGAAAATGTGGGACGAGACTGAACCATGGTCTAAAACAGGTAGACAGTAAGAATTAGTTGTTCATATAAAAGGAAAGGCTCGCTTTCGCGAGCCTTTTTTGATTTACTAATCTGTATTAACTAGATTATGCGTATGGTTTGAGCTCACTCGCACCAGTCGCAATATTCATACCAGTAATAAATACTACATGGTAGTAGTTCTCAGCACCAAATAAGTGATCAACAACACCGTAACGGGTTAAGAGACCAACCTTTGGATAGAATCCGTTAGGATCGATAGAACGCTGAATCATAACAGGAATATAAGGACAGTAGATAATACCAGAATCGTAGTATTCAGGTCCTTTGTATCCAAGCAATGCATATTCAACCTTCTTTTCATCTGTGGCGGTTAAGTTATACTGAGCTTCAGTACGAGTATCGCGATAGACATTAAAACGTCCACCAACGTTACCAACCTTAGCAACACCAATCGGAGCTGTATTAACATTACCTTCAACTGTCATCCAGCTGAACTCAGGTAACATCTCAAGGATAGAACAGACGCGGGGGGTTGCAACAATAAAGTTAGCAGCACCGCGGCGGTTACGTACAGCCATTCTATTAGCTTCGATAATCAACTTCTGATAGACAGCGCGATTTCGCTCAGCCACCCAACGACCATCAGCTGATGCAACGTTGAATGTTGAGTAATGCTGACCAGATGTACCACCAAGAGCGGCTTGAATCATACGGATGATCATCTCGCGATCAATCTCAGCTTGAATCTCATAAGACATAGCATTGGTTAACTCAGAGTCAACGTCAATACCATTCATGTTCTTAAGATCCTGCTCTAATTCAACAGACCACCGTGCACCTAATCTACGAGTACCAGCTTCAACAGCTGTTTTCTCAAAGCTAAGCTCAACTGTGGGCATTGCAGAGGCACCATCTAATTCAAAAGAAGCAAGTGCTGCAGCTAAACCTTTATCTTCATCAGCGAATGCTACTCCGTTAACTCCTTCTCCACCATCAGAACTTGTCCAAGAGAGAGAATCAACATGAGTACCACCTTTACCTGAGTATCTCGTATCGAGTAAGTTGTAACCTAATTCTCCATCAACGCCACCAGAAACAGGCTGTGTTTGAGGGGTACCAGGAGCTGAAGCAGCGCCACCAGCAATACTATCTGCAGAGTACTTATAACGCAAGGCGAATGCCAAACCAACGGGTCCAGACATAGGCTGAACACCAACGATTTCGTTAGTAATCAACTCAGGGAATGTCCTACGGATCATTGGAATGAGGATTTTCGGTAAACGCGAATCCCCTTGAGCATATGTATCACCAGAAGTGTATTGACCACCACCCTGGCCTCCTGCTGCTGCAGTTTGACCGGTGAATGCTCCGAGAGATCCTCCAGTACCGGAGGAGTTGGCTTCTTCTATACACCATTTCTCTTGGTTTTCCAAAAGCATGGCTGTGTTTAGACGGGTATGACTATCTTGAATAGCGCTGACCTTGTTAGAGGTATAGTCCAAAACTGGACTCCACTTCTCCAACAATTGCTCAGCCCTACTACCGTCAATATAATTAGTATTTGGTCGTGTTTGTGTTTCGTTCATAATTTTATATAATATATTTTATTGGTTAGGGTCCTTTACATTGGAGATCAGGTAATAAATTACCTCAACAAGTTAAAATTACATAATCCTCGATAATTCACTTACGTAAGGATTTTTAACATCGGTTGATTCGGTTGTCAATTCTTGTTTGACTTCGTTTTTGATTTCAGAGTTTGATATAGCATCTTCTTTAAGAATATCTAATGCTTCAGTATGCTTTTTATCAAACATTTTAACCGTGTATTTAAAATTTTCTTGAATGAAGTCTATATCTTTACCTTTGAATGTTTTGGTAATAAAATTAGTCTTCTTTTCATCGAAGTTTTTTGTCTTTTCAGATAAGAAAATTGTTTTCTTAAGTTCAGCTACCTCTTCTGCGAGAGTATTACGCTGCTGAGAAGTAATTTTCAGCTGCTCATTAGACTCATCTAACTGCTTCTTACCATCAATAACACCTTCTCTGATAGTTTTATTTGCAAGAGCAAGATCAACACCTAAAGTCTGACGGAAGTTTTCAAGAATACCAAAGGCCTTCTTATTATCAACAGCTTCTTGAATAGAAGAAACAGGTAAAGCTTCATCAATATAAGAATCCAAGTATTCAGAAGCACTCTCTACGATTGCATCTCTTAACTTAACCGCTTCGGTATTGAGTTCAGACTGATATTTTTTAATAACACGCTTGAGCTTGTTAGTTCTATCATTATCTAAAGACTCAACCACTCTTTTAAGTTTGCGGCAATGATCTTTATCAATAGCTTCAAGTAATGCCTCTAATTTTTCAGCATACTTCTCGTCTTGTTCGTTGAGAGCTGCAGCTACTGCAATCTTTGAACGTTCTTCTGCTTTGGATTCTAACTGTTCGTTAAATGTTTTTTGAATCTCTTCAAGAGATTCCTCAGTAAGAACATCTTTAGCAGCCTCCTTTAATGTGTCTGTTATATTGCTCATCGTTAAAATAAATCTTTCTTATATGCTTTTTTGATCCTCTCTTGGATCTTATACTCTACAGTCTGTTTTAGGTCTTTATTAGCAGCGCTATAGTTTTTACTATATACATTACTGATAAAGGACTTAATTGACTCTTTAAGTTTACTGTCCATCATAATTATTTATTATAGTTTAAAAGTTTTTTATGAAACTAATTATCTGTTCTTTGAGATAACCGTCTAAGTCCTTTTTAGGTAAATTTTTTATACTGTTTTGAAATTTATCGTATATTTCTTCATATTTACCGTCATTTGCAAGTACCCATTGCTTAGATTCTAGAATACCATTAACGAAAGCTTTAGGAAAAGAAGGATCTGCGACGCAATCAATAGCTACAAGCTTCATATCTTGTACAACTGATACTCCATTAGGATTTTCATCTAATTTACCAAGTGCTCTACTTGAAACCCCAACCTTTACCCCATCCATAACCAAGCTTTTTACGATCTGACCACAAGGTGTACTTAATACCTTTGATTTACCATAAAAAACGTTATCTTTTTGCTTTAGTTCGGTTATAATATGACAAGCACGTTCGAGATCTACCTCAGCTGTTGTGGGATGATTTAATTCCCCCATCGCTCGATTTTCGTTGATCATTTCTTCAGTGTAACGATCAACTTCCTTAGACATTTCTTCAAGATTGTAGATTCTGTTATTGCGGTTTTTCTCAGAAGCCATCATAAATGGGCCCTGAATATAAAGCTTTGAAGGCTCTTTCGCATTCTTCTCTTCTACAATATATTCGAAATCACTAAGATCCGGTTTTTCTACTAATAGTTTAAATGACATCGCGTTAATAAATATTTATACTTATCATCTACTTTTTCTCAGGAAATAATTCCTTTTCTGTTAATATAATAAACTTATACCCGTTCTTAATAGACCATGCGTTCGCTGCTTCCCATTTTGCTTGGTTAACCTCATATGTTATTTGTTCATGCAATAAGGTTTCTCTCTTCTTTCTACTTGTAGATTTGGGGGGAATAGTCTGCTTGGAGGGTTTTATCTCAACAAGGTACCTTGTATTTTTATTACCCTCTTTGAGTATTAAAATATTATCTACAAAGTATCTATGTACTTTACTATCTATAGGAGAGACATACGGTATAACAACAGCCTCGGCTGCCCATTCTAATACATTGGGATTTCGATCACACCATTGAAAGAAATGGAGCTCCCATGAGCTACGGTATTCTGGAGTCGACCTACCAATATACTTATGCTTATTTTTAGGTCTGTATATACCCTTTTTAAATGCTCCCCTTTTATGTATCATCCTACAAAGAAACTAGGCGGTGCTGCATCTCCAAAGCCCGGGGTTCCAGTGAGTAGCATTTGCTCTAGTTCTTTTTTCTCTGATAACCCTTCTTGTAATAAAGAAGTATCTAGAGTACCACCACCGAAAAGCTGGGTGCCTGTGAATTTACTACGAATTCTACCTATTGTAATCTTAGTTAAAGCTAGCGCGTATTGAAATACCCATGGTTCTTTAATTAAATCACCTATAGGTTGTTCTAAATACGCTCCAAATACACCATAAAATTTTTCACCAGCTTTTGGTTCTGGATATAATACTAAATGCTGTCTTCTTTCATCGAATTTGAAGGTTCTCTGTAACGCCAACATCTTAGAACGCGTCTCCATCCATTGCTTCATGGTATACCAACTAATTAAATCAAAGCCATAATTACCCATCGCGTAACTAAAGTATGTTTGTTGCGCTAATGACTGCTCTATAGTGAATAAATTCTGATGACTTGAATTACTTGACTCATCAAAACTATAAACGTCTATAATTTTCCTATACTCTTTAGTTAATTCATCAAAGTTATTAATTACAGGAGAATAAGAGGTTAATATCTGAGTAGATGCATCAGTTATAGTTGTGGCATTTCTGTTTGCATTAACTGAACCTGACTTAGTACCAGAAGGTACAATACCTATAGTAACGAGATTACTAGCTACAGTTGTACTTAATTCAAAAATCTCTGTACTAGTAGTAAACACAGTACCATATTCAGTATTTGTAACAGATGCTTCACTCTCTCCTGATACTGCAACCGATAATAACTTAGTTATCTGAGTATTAGTATCATCTAACGTCACTGTAAACGTATATTCAGATGGATCAACTATAATATCAGATACATCAAAATTAAATAAAGGTATAAACGTGTTATTAGAGTTAGTACTAAAGGAAGCACTTGTTAATGTAGCTACAGTATTAGTAGTAGCAATTGTTGTTTTTAGAGTGGTACTATAAGTTGATGTTAATTCTGGGGTCAGGGTAAGTAGTTTTTCAACATCTAGTCCTTTACCTCTAGTATATAAGGTACTATCAAAAACTAAAAATTCTTCAGTATAACCAGCGAACTTACTATACATCTCTATAGATCGCGCAATGTTTGTAAAGAGCTGCTGTCCATGAATCTCTAAATTAACCAAAGGAAAACCCAAGTCATAGCATATCCTATCTGCCAATGCCTGGTAGCTACCGATCTTATTAGCTAGATTGGTAGAATAAAAAATACTACCAGCGCTTAAGAGACTATCTGTCCAAGTTGTCTGTGCCATTATAATTATTTAGGCTTCTGGTGGGGGAGTAGGCGACGGAGTATCAGCAGGTTGTTCCTCCTCACCAGTATCTCCTGGAGATGGACCGAAATCAGGTGGGGTTTCGTCTCCTTGATCAACCGAACCAGCTGTCTCTCCTGTACTACCACCAGCTCCTGCATTCCAATCATTACCACCTTCTTGAATTTTTGCGATTTCATGTTGCAAGGAAGCATCCTTACGCAACCACTCTCTATTAGCTTTTATCTGCTCATCATTCCACCCTAAGAAAGTTTTTTGCGCATAACCCTTAGATATAGATTCATTTTGAGTTATACTATTAAAGTTATTCAATTTGAGATCAAGTATTTGCTGTTTGCGTAACTCATAATAATTTCTTGGAGGTGTAAACATAAGATCAAAAGAATTTTCTCTTAATTCAAAATTTTTCCAAAGCTTTTTGAGCTTAAGATGAGTAACAAATGCGTTCTTTAAACCAAAAGCAAATTTTGCTTGTAGTCTAACAATAAAATTAGCAAATTTGAGTTCTTCTCTTAATACAGTAGAGTCAGCTTGATATGTACTTTCAATATCAGCTCTATTAGTTGGTACCTTTAGTGCTTTATATAGTTTTTTAACAAAATAAACTAAGTCTTGAAGCTCACCTAAATTCTGACCTCCTGGTAATGTTGTGACATTGGTTCCCTCGCTACCTTCTCTCTTAGGAAACCAAAATGCATCAAGAATTGATTGGGGGTTAAATGTATTAACTCTTTTATTCTCGTCTAGATTGAAAGTTTTCTTAGACCAATAATTTTGCATTAACTTACGCATGTAAGATTCTGCTTTAGGTGTACTCATATTACCTACATCTACGTTGAATACTAATCTCTCTGGAGCTCTAACTAAACGATATATAATAATAGAATCCTCTACCATTGTTAACTGACGATAAGCTCTTCTAGCGTTTTCAATAAACGGCACTCTAAATGTTTTATCTTCATTCCATGTACCTGAATTAATATATGTAATTTGATTCTTATCTAGCGGTATAAAATCTTTATCCTTTGTATGAGCTACGGGTGCTTGTCTCTCGTCTTTATGATGCTTCATCTTACGTAAGAGAAAAGCTTTGATGGACATATTTTGAAAACTATCATAAACAGGGTCAATAATATGAGTAGGTATATTAACTACCCCTAAAATACCACTTTCAGGATGATCTTTATGTATTATATTCTCAAAATATAATTCTCCGTCAGTAAGCAAATAACGTAAATATTCCCATCCTTTATCTTTGAGTTCATAAATATTAATAAATTTTCTAAACTCTTCGTTAATCTGCTTTATAACTAATGGGTCATAATCAAATGCATCACGGAATTTTAAATCAATGATATTACCCATCTCATCTTCACAAAGAAAATCATCGCAAATCTCATCTAGAGCATCTGATACTTCTGCAAATGCAGCCATAACTCTATAATCTCTAAGTCTACGACCCTTGTCTGCATCTAGGTGAGCATACATTAATTGGTTATAAGCTCTATCAGCTAAAAAATTACCAATTGGTTGTTCAGACTCAGGTACTTTAGGGGTTACAATCGAGTGTTTTGATAAAAGATCTTGTCTTAAGCTACCAGATTTATAAAACTCCTTAAACTTAGGGTTCTGTGACTGCACGTCATCAATAATCGCAGCAGGTGACCTGTAAGGTAATGCATTTGAAATAAACTGTTGTAGATTCCTACCGAATGTTGAATTTTTTCCTGTGTCCATATTATTACTGTACTGTTATACCACTTGTC